TGCTAAGTTTTACTGGGATAATGATCTTATTTATTCTAATGGTCGTGATGAATTAAACTATAAGTACTTAGTTAATCAAAAAATACCAAAACATTTTGCCCACGTTCGCCATATGACTTGGCTTCATTCCAATGGCAAACTAAAAGTAGAATATCAGAACAGGCACTTTGGGCATTGTTCATATAAATGGAATGATGCAAAAAATGAATTAGAAATCGATAGAAACTTTTTTGTAAAAAATAATATCCCGCAACCTATAATACATTTAGATTAAATGATTAACATTTGCGTAGATGAAGCTTATGCTTTTGATTATTTAAGCATATTACAAATAAAGAGCAGTCGTTCAGAACAAGCTAAACAAGCTTGGCAAAACTGCTATAATTATCTAAAAGCGCAATTGCCAAATGACTTGTTTATCCAAATTATTAACTCACAAGAATATGAAAATCTGCTATCAGTTAATAAGAAAACTTTTGATGCTGTTGAGCTTGCTAGATATGGTAATATCTCAGCAAAAGAAGTTGATAACGCAAACATGGAAAGACATCACGCGAAAGTAGTGTTACAAAAAAGATTTTTTCTCACTAATCTAACGGAACAAAAAACATGAAAAACGTAATAATTACAGGAATTTCTGGCCAAGATGGTTCTTACATGGTAGACTATCTTATTGAGAATACTAATCTTAATATATTTGGAGCCGTTAGGAGACTTTCTAAACCAAACTATTCTAATTTTCAACAGCATCTTAATAATAAAAGATTTAACTTGGTGACTCTTGATCTTTCTGATTCTCAATCTATTGATAATGTGGTAAGAGAAGTTAAGCCTGATTATTTTATTAATTTCGCTGCTCAATCTTTCGTAGGCTCAAGCTGGCAAATTCCAGAACAAACGTTTGACGCAGGAGCTATGGGCGTGATAAGATGCCTTGAGGCCATTCATAAACACTCTCCTTCTTGCAGATTTTATAACGCTGGAAGCTCTGAAGAGTTTGGAGATGTAAAGTATGCTCCTCAAGATGAAAAGCATCCTCTTTCACCAAGATCTCCTTATGGTGCTGCAAAATGCGCCGCAAGACACATTGTTAAAGTGTATCGTGAGTCTTACAATCTTTTTGCAATTCAAGGATATCTTTTTAATCACGAATCTCCAAGAAGAGGAGAAGAGTTTGTAACTAGAAAAGTTACTAAAGGCGTATCAAGAATTATTAAGGCCATTAAAAAAGGAGAATCATTTGAACCAATTCGTCTTGGAAATGTTGACGCAAAGAGAGACTGGAGTCATGCTTTTGATTTCGTAGATGGTGTTTGGAAGATGTTAAATCAAGAAAAGCCAAACGAATACGTTCTCTCTAGCAATGAAACTCATACAATTAGAGAATTTATTGAGCTTGCTTTTAAAGAAGTAGGAGTAGAAGGTTTTTGGCATGGACAAGGCACTAATGAAGAATATTCTATTTCGACTGAATACGCCATCAGGAACGAAGTCAACTCATCTGTACTGGTCAAAATCGATCCAAAGTTCTTTCGACCAGCAGAAGTTGAGCTTTTGCTTGGTGACTCAAATAGAGCTAGACAAGAACTTGGCTGGAATCCAAAATGGTCCTTCCGCCAATTAGTAAAGGATATGGTCGCTTCTGATTTGAACTCTTAAAATGGCAAATTGTAAAGACATTGTTGTAAAATTTGTAAAAGAAGGACATATAGACTGGTCTAGGGATATGAAAGCCGCTTCAAGGCTTTTGAAAAAATTCCCTAATAAGGATTTTTGGGATTGGGTCGAGCCTTATCCCTTGGTTCCTAATCTTCACTTTTTACAGTCCAAAGAGAGTTTAGAAATACTAAACAATAGATATAAGCTTTTTCTTCAACAAAAAGACCTCAAGGAGTCTAAAGAAAAGCTCAAAGAAAGCTTTGACTCAAAGCTTGCGGTAGGCTATAATGAACTAAGCGGCAAAGTGGGCGAAGATATTCCCATTGTAAAAAAGCCCAAAACTTTAAAAGAATTCCTGAATTATGGCAAGACCTCCGAAACAGCAGCAAGCTGAAGAAAAAGTATCAACAGTTGGAGCTTCAAGCAGACTCCAAGCGATTTTAAATAATAAAGATCATAAAGATGATCATTTTAATTTTGAAGAAGCAGTTACTTGGAAGATCTCGACTGGCAGTCTTCTCTTGGATGCAGCAGTTGGTGGAGGCATCACTCCTTCTCTAATTCGTCTTTGCGGACCAAATAACGAAGGCAAAACTCCGCAAGCTCTAGAAATTTGCAGAAATTTCCTTGCAGAAATCCCCAAGAGCAGAGTAGTTTGGGTGTTGGCAGAAGGACGTTTGTCCAAGGAGAACAGAGAGCGTTGCGGGATGAAGTTCGTTACCGACGCTTCTGAATGGACTGACGGCTCTGTCTTCATTCTAGAATCAAATGTCTATGATTTAGTAATTGACGTTATTAAAGATCTTGTTCTTAATAATGCAGAAGATCATCGCTATTGTTTTGTAATTGATTCGATGGATGGCCTTATCTTGAAGAGAGACAAGGACACTAGTCCAGCAGATGCAAGCAAAGTCGCTGGAACTCAAGTCATCAGTAAAAAGCTTTTGCAGTCACTAAGTATTGGAATGTTCAAGCACGGTCACTTGATGATTGCTATTAGTCAGATTACTTCTGAAATTAAGATCGATCCTTATGCCAAGAATGCTCCAAGAGGAGGAATGTTTAGCGGCGGAAATGCGCTCTTGCATTGGGCAGACTTCATCCTAGAGTATAGCCCAACAGCGATGGGAGACTACATTCTCGACAATCCATCTGGCAAAATGAATGATGGTAAGACTAAATCAATTGGAAAATATTCCAAAGTAATGATTCAGAAGTCTACCAGCGAAGCTACTCGCAAGAACATTATTCAGTATCCAATTAAATTCGGTAAAAAGCCCTCCGGTATTTGGGTCGAGTATGAGATTCTTGATTGCTTGTTGATGTGGGATCTTGTTGTTGCAAAAGGCGCATGGATCACCGTTGATGATTCTTTAATTGAAGAATTGAAGACTGTTGGAATTGATATGCCAAAGCAACATCAAGGAAGAGAGAATTTCAGAAAATGGCTTGAAGAAAATGCTGACGCAACTAAGCATTTGTTCAATAAGCTTAAAGCTGTTCAATCAAAATGAAGCTTTATTCTGTAACCGGCAGAATAATTAACAAAAATGTTTCTCAATTTTTAATAGATTGGGAAAAAGAGTCTCGTTCTAAAATTCAATTTCAAGTAAAGCAATTCTTGAAACCATTTTGGAAGACTCACGTTTGTTATGAAGAGTTTCCGGTTTTCGGAAGCAGAATGAAGGTTGATTTCATTAACATCTCTCGCAAAATAGCAATAGAAGTAAATGGCGACCAGCATTCTTCTTTTAATAAATTCTTTCATAACAACTCAAGATTAAATTACCTTAATTCTATTAAGAGAGACTACAAAAAGTCTGTGTGGCTAGAGAAGAATGGCTTTCAACTAATAGAATTAGAGACCAGCGACTTAAATAAATTAAGCTATGATTACATAAATCATACATTTAATATATCGTTGGTGTAATATAATCTGTGGCAAAAAATAAAGAATTTCATTTCCCAGATAGCATTCTATCACAGATAGATGAATGCTCGCAGGGAGGATTCTTGCTGTTTACCTTTGACAAAAAGGGTATGCCTGAAGTAAGGTCTAAATTCGATAATGCACAAAACGCAATGGCGATGCATTATTATATTAATAATTGGCTTAGTGCTGTTGAGCAGATTAATTTAGAGAACACTATTCACAACATTATTGCCTCTGATCAAGAAGATGAAGACGGTGAAGATGAAGACGGTCCTACTAGTAAGTAACTCTTTTTTTAGTTAAATGAAGCTTTCCTCTATTAAAGTAGAGCAGCACTTGCTTGGTGCGCTCATTAAAAACCCAGAAGCATTCTACGATTTAGATCATTTTATATCAGAAATTGATTTTACAAATGATGTAAATGGAACAGTTTATTCTGTAATTCGACAACTTTGTAATTCCAAAGAGAAAATTGACAAAGTAATATTAGCTCAAAAGATTCAGAATCTTGGAATCTCATTTCAAGAAGATCTTGATATATATGATTATATTGACTGTATTTCTTTGCCAGTATCAAATAAAGAATCTGCTCTTAAATACGCTCAAGAGTTAAAGCAGTTTTCTATTCGCCGTGATATAAAAGGGATGGCGCAAAGAATCATAGAAACTGTTTCTACTAATCCTGATAAAAATGTTAATCAATTAATAGCTGAAGTAGATTCAATATATGGCGAAAAGATTAATTCTTTTGATGCTACTGAAGAGATTAGGAATATCTTTGAGGACATAGAGGCGTTCATAGAAGAAAAAGGCAATAATCCTCAAGATGAAGCAGGCATAGAATTACATTATCCAGAGTTTGCAAGACTCTATGGCGGGTTAAGAAATGGAAACGTCTACGCTATTGTAAGCCGCCCCGGTCAAGGCAAAAGCTCCTTCTTAGTTGAGATGTCTCTCGGAGCTTATTTAAAGAATAAAAAAGTTAGCGTTCTTTACCTTGATACTGAAATGTTCTCAGAAGATGTTAAACTTCGTATTGCAGCAGCAAAGACCGGAGTTCCTTTCTGGTACATTGACACAGGAAACTGGCGTAAGAATCCTGAAATGGTAACTAAAGTCAGAGGCTTCTTAAAAGAATTTAGTAAATATAATTATACTCATCATTGTGTTGGTAATAAAGGTATTGATGAGATTGTTTCTTTTATTCGTAGATGGTATTATAGCAAAGTTGGAAGAGGAAACCCTGCTCTTATTTGCTATGATTATGTTAAGCTCACCGGAGAAAAGGTAGGCCAAAACTGGGCAGAACATCAAGTAATTGGCGAAAAGATAGATAAACTTAAAAAGATTTCAGAAGAAATTAATGCCACTCTATTCACTGCAATGCAAATGAATAGATCTGGCGAAAATTTTAATAGAAATGCTGGAGATGTAACCGATGATAGCTCCGCAATCGCCTTGTCTGATCGGCTTCAATGGTTCGCCAGCTATGTTGCGATTTTCCGAAGAAAAACTCTTGACGAAATAGAGCGCGATACGCCAGACTTTGGGACTCATAAGTTGATAACTTTGAAGAGTCGATTCCAAGGCAAAGATGCCGCTGGACATCAAGATCTTCTTAGAAGAAGGAATGAACATGGTGATGAAAAATATGTTCAGAACTTTATCAACTTTCAGATCAACAATTTCAGTGTAGAAGAGAGAGGTTCCTTGGGCGATATCATTGAGAGAGAGCGTCAAACATTCTCGTTGAATGATGCTAATCCCAATGACGGCACTTTGTTATGAGCGATATAAAAGAAATACTTCAAAACATCGGTTATCAAAATCTTAAAGACTTCGGCGGTTGGTACAGAACTAGACCAATCTACAGGAGTTCAGATAATGATACAGTTCTAGCAATCAATAAAAATACTGGTTATTGGTATGATTATAAACTTTGCCGAGGGGGTAAGTTAAGCGAATTAGTTCAAATCACACTTAATCTAAACGATCTAGATTATGCGGATAAGATGCTCGCCGAGAAGTTTAACTTCACGGGAATTGTCGTAAATCAAGAAAAAAATACCATCAATCAAGTAAAGATTTACGATGAATCAATGCTCGTCAGCCTTGAAAAGAATCATGGATACTGGCTTAATAGAGGAGTCAAAGAAGAGATCGTAGCAGAGTTTAAAGGTGGAATAGCTAAAAAAGGAAACATGATTAATCGTTATGTGTTTCCTATTTATAATCCATCTGGAAAAATTGTAGGATTTAGTGGCAGGTCACTGGTTGATTCAAAAAGACCTGATTTCATTAAATGGAAACACCTTGGAACCAAGAAGGAATGGGTCTATCCAGCCTTCTTTAGTAAAAATGCTATATCTGAAAGCGGCAGAGTTTTCTTGATTGAAAGTATTGGAGATATGCTGGCTTTGTGGCAAGCTGGCTACAAGAATGTAATTATTACTTTTGGATTGGCAATCTCTCCCAAGATCACAAAATTTCTATTAGAGAACTCTGTCCAAGAAGTGGTTATTGCTTTTAATAATGATTCTTTTAATAATTCTGCTGGTAATGAAGCGGCGAAAAAAGCAAAGTCTAAGCTCTTGATGTTCTTCGACGAAAATCAAGTTAAGATAAAGTTGCCTTCCAAAAAAGATTTTGGATTAATGAGCAAAAATGAGATAGACTTATATATGAAGGAATTCAATGGATAAAAAAGAAGTCTACCTATCTGCCTCGCGCATTAAAGCTCTTGAGACTTGTTCATGGTCTTACTATTGCAAGTACCATTTAAATATTCCTGAGAAGTCTAATTCAGGAGCAAAGCGCGGCACAATTTGCCATTTAGTATTTGAGGTGCTTCTTAATCCTCGTCATAAGGATATCTATAAGCAGATTATCTCTTCTGGCGATGCTCTTTCTTGCCCACCAATATCCAGATTAGTAAATAAACACGCAACAAAGGAAGGTATTAATAACCCTGAAGACATGGCGTTAATCAATAAAATGATTCTTGTCGGTCTTAAAAGCGACTTCTTTCCAAAAGGCGGCGACATTCAAGAACCAGAGTTCGAATTTAAAATCGAAAGAGACGGCTACAAGGCTAGAGGGTTCATTGATCTTCCCATCCTTTATAAAAAAGAAAAGAAGAGCAAGATTAGAGATTACAAGTCTAGCAAAGCGAAATTCAAGGGAGAAGAGTTGACAGCCAATGTACAGGCCATGCTATACTCTATTGCTTCTAAGATCTATTGGCCTGACTATGACCCAGAAGTAGAATTCGTATTTCTCAGGTTTCCTAAAGAACCAGTTCAGCCGGTAAAATTCTCTGATGATGAATTGTCTGGATTTGAAACTTATCTTAAGTATGTTTACGAAAAAGTAACTAATTTCACTGAGCAAGATGCAAAGCAAAATTTCGCCGCAGATGACATAAAGAGCAAATGGCTTTGCCAAGCAGGAGCTACTTGGGTTTGCCCATTTAAGAATGAGATGTGGTTTTATTCTATTTACGATAAGGATGATAATTTTGTAAAGAGCTACTTTACCGCAGAAGAAGCTAAAGCAGCAAAGAAAGACGACGCTCAAGTCATCAAAAAGTTTAAGTATGAAGGTTGCCCCAGATGGAAATAACTCTTAATCATGAAAATACTACCGCTTTTTAAAAGCCATTACAGCATAGGTAAGTCAATCTTAACTCTAGACAAAGCAGGGACTTCATCCAAAGAAGGATCTTCTTCAATCGTAGACATAGCTAAAGATAATAAACTAGAGCAAATATTCTTAGTAGAAGAGAATATGAGTTCTTTTCTTGATGCTTTTAAGAACTTTAAGATTCCATTTTATTATGGCTTGAGGCTTGAATTATGCCCTGACATTAATGACAAGACAGAAGAGTCTCTTAAAAAATCTAGTAAAATTATAGTCTTTGCAAAAAATGGGAGTGGCTACAAGAAACTAATTAAGATATTTAGTATTGCCGCCACAAATGGTTTTTATTACGCCCCAAGAATAGACGAAAAGACCTTGACTCAAGAGTGGGATGAGTCTAGCCTGAAGTTGTGTGTGCCATTCTATGATTCATTCTTGTTTAATAACACAATGTCTTATTCCTTGTGCTGCCCAGAATTAAAGTTCACTAAACCTACGTTTCTGGTAGAAGATAACGGTCTTCCATTTGATCACATTGTAAAACAGAAAGTAATTAACTTCTGCAAAGATGAGTACGAGATGGTTCCTGCAAAAAGTATTTACTATAACACAAGAGAAGATTTTAAATCGTATCTGACGTTTAGATGCATCAATAATAGAACAACTCTTAATAAGCCAAACTTAGAACATATGTGTAGCGCAGAATTTAGCTTTGAAAGCTGGAAGGAGGCCAATGCTGTATGATGGAGAATTTACTTCGTTACGATAAGGATAAAGTTTACACTTTTATAGACTTAGAAACCGAGAATCTTTGTCTAAGTTTTATTAATAATCGCCCTTGGCAGTGCGGCATGATTAGAGTCAAGGGAAATGAAATTTTAGAAACTTCTGATATCTACATCAAATGGGATAAGCCTATTAATGTCAGCAAAGAGGCGGCAGTAATTACCCGTTTTGATCAGTATAAATATAATAAAATTGCAGTACACTCAAGCGAAGCAATCAAGACGATTGATCAGTGGCTAGAGAAGTGCGATTATATTGTTGGGCATAATGTCCTTAATTTTGATATTTATTTAATCAAGGACTATTACGAAACATATGGAAAAGAATGGAAGCATTTAGTTAATAAGGTTATCGACACAAATTGCCTAGCCAAAGGCATCAAATACGAGATCCCTTATTCTAAGGATATTAGCCTAATTGAATATCAGTATAGAATACTGAACGAAAGACGCAAAGGAGTAAAAACTAATTTAACTGCACTTGGAAAAGAATACGATATTGATCACGATTACGAAACCTTGCACGACGCACTTAACGACTTACATTTAAACATCAAAGTATGGAACAAGCTCAAATTCCAGATCGCAATATGAATTTTACTAAAGACTTTCAAAAGTATGACCTTGGCTTGCACGGTCTTAGAATGCCTGTCTTTGAAATTGATCAAAGGCATAAGGCTAGGCTTAATCTAGTCGCCGCTACTTCTAATTATGACTTCTTAAGGAGTCTAGCTAGAGAAGGGTTTTATAAGCTTAATCTTGAAAAAGGTAGCGAGCTTTATAAGAGGTATGTTGATCGCGTTAATTATGAATTGCAAATTCTGCAAGAGCTAGAGTTCATTGATTACATTATCCTTATTTGGGATGTAATTAACTATTGCAGAGAGAATAACATTCCCACTGGACCGGGAAGAGGATCTTGCGCTGGTTCACTTCTATTATTTCTCATTGACGTAACCAAAATTGACCCCATTAAGTATGAACTGTTCTTTGAGCGTTTCATCTCTAAAGCTAGAGCAAAGAAAACTGTGATAGAAGGAGTTACATATTTCGATGGCTCCCTATTCCCTGACGTTGACCTAGATATCTGTTATTATAATCGCCATAAAGTTATTACTTATCTTGAAGAAAAGTTCAAGGGCAAGACTTCTAAAATCTTAACTCTTAATACTTTAAGTTCAAAACTCTGCATTAAGGAATCAGGAAAAGTAGTGGCGGAAAAGCAGGAAAGCGAGATGAATGATGTCTCGTCTTATATTCCAAAACTATTCGGACAAGTTAAGAGTCTTGAGGATGCGATTACAGAAAGCGAAAAGTTCGCTGAGTGGGCAGGAGATAATGAAGAGGTTTATAAAATCGCCTTAAAACTTCAAAATCTTAACAAGAACAAAGGCGTTCACCCTTCTGGTCTTTTGCTCGCCCACTCTCCTCTTGAAGAGTCTTGTCCTGTAGAGCTTTCTTCTGATAAGCAGATTGTATCCAGCTATGACATGAATAATGTTACGGCATACAATATCAAACTTGATTTGCTAGGTTTAAGAGGCGTTTCGGTTGTTGATGACGTTTGTAAATCTCTTGGTATTAGATATGAGGACATTGATGTAAATGATGTTTTCATATATCAGCAACTGCAAGATTTCAAACTTCCTCATGGGTTATTCCAAATTGAGGCAGAAACGAACTTTAAAGTCTGCCAAAAGGTAAAACCAAAAAACCTTGAGCAACTAAGCGGCGTATTGGCTCTTGCTCGCCCCGGCGCACTTCAGTTCATTGATAAGTACGCCAACTATACTAACAATGATCATTATGAAAGCATCCATCCTTTCTTTGATGACATCTTAGGTGTAACTGGAGGCGTTTGCTTGTATCAAGAACAGTTGATGAAGATGGTGAGCAAAGTTGGCTTTTCTCTTGACGAAGCAGAAATCGTTCGACGCTGCGTAGGCAAAAAGAAGGTCGAAGAGATGAAAGAATGGGAGCAGAAGATTAAAGACAAGATTTCTGAACAAAAGCTTGATCCTAAGATTGGCGAAGTCCTCTGGAGAATTGCTAATGACTCTGCTAATTACCAATTCAATAAATCTCATTCTGTGGCTTATGCTGCTCTCGCCGCAATCTCAATCTATCTAAAATTCAAATACCCCCAGCAGTTCTTCTTGTCTCTCCTCAAGATGAGCAAGCATGAACCAGATCCAATTGGAGAAATTTCTAAAATTGAAAAGGAACTTGTGTATTTCAATATTAAACTTCTTCCCCCTCATCTATTAAAATCAAAAGAAGAGTTCTGTATTGAAGGCGAGAATATTCGTTTTGGACTTCTGTCTGTTAAAGGAATCAGCGAGAAGACTGTCAAAGCTGTTAATGAGTTCAGAAAAGAATTTCAAAACAAGTTCGACATCTTTGAGACTGCATCTCAAGCCAATCTGAATATTGGAGTCCTTTGCGCCTTGATTCAAGCTGGTGCTTTGGATGGTGACTTCAAGCAGTCTAGAAGTAAAATAGTATATGAAGCCCAGCTTTGGAACGTCTTAACTAATAAGGAGAAGATTAATGCAAAGCTATTTGGTGAGACTTTTGATTATGACTTAGTTAAAATCCTTATGCACATGAAGGACAATAAGGATGTTCAAGGCAAACCTTATATTAAAGAATCAAGACTTCAGACCCTGCGAACCAAAGCAGATCCCTATAAAAAGATCTATGAAATCAATAGCAAGTCAGAGAGTTTTGCTAATTGGTTTTATGAGAATTCTATTATTGGATATAGCGTCAGAAATAAACTGAGAGAAGTTTTTATTTCAAAGAAAGATGATCTAGTTTACATTAAAGACATCGCGGACTTTGCCGAGAAAGATGAAGTCTCATTTATTGGAGTTATTCAAGAGTGTAAGTCAGGAGTTTCAAGAGAGAAGAAGACTAGATACTTCAAGATGCAAATCTCAGATGAAACTGCATCAGTCAACGTCATGATCTTCTCTGACAAGATCGATGATATGCAGAATCTGAATAATAGAATGCCAAAAGAAGAAGATATCGTTATCGTTACTGGACAGAAGTTTGGAGACTCTGTATTTGCAAGACTTGTCGCCATTCAAACTCATACAGTTTACACTAAGCTTTCCCAATTAAAAGCCGAAAAAAATAATTGATAAATCACGTTTTTTCAGGCAAAATAATGTCTGAATGAACCTACAATTTTATAAGGGAAATGCAAAAGTAACTGGAACCGCTTGCTCTTTTCAAACGAAGGATACCTCTTTGTTTGTTAATTTTATCAAGCAGCACTCTTGGAACGAAGCCAAGAAGCTTGGGTCTTTTCGTGAGAACGCAAAGAACCCAGAGAAGACTACTGTATTAAAGTTTAATGCAGTCGAAGCAGCAGGTATCGTAGATGCAATCAACAGAAATGCTGAGTACAAGTTCTATCATACCGCTCCTAACTCAAATGCAATGGGCAAATTCTGCCCGTATCTCAGAGACAATAATCAGATTGGATTTTCTTTCAATGCCTCAAAGGAGCAAAAGGGAGATTCAGTTAATAAGGTTAGCTTTTTGATTGGCTTCACTTTTGCAGAAGCAATTCTCGTCAAAGAGTTCTTGCAAGAGTTTATCAGAAACTCTTTCTATGCTCAAGACAAAGCCGCTTCAGCCCCAAAGGAGGCTCAAGAAGAGGAAGCCCCAAAGAAGCCAGCTTATAATAAAATTCAACTAAATCAAACTGCTGCCCAAACTGAAGCAGAGGCTCAAGCAGAAGAACTCGTATTCTAATGCGAAAGAAAAAGATAGTAATTCAAACGGATTGGTGCCTCGCTAAAACTGGATTCGGTAGGGCAGCGAAGGAACTAGTCTCTTACCTGTATAACACTGGTAAGTATGATATTATCCATTACTGCGGGGGAACCCAAGTGGGTTCTCCCGCTTTATCCAAGACTCCTTGGAAGAGTCTTGGAAGTGTCCCTACCGATCCCAATGAGATCAATAGGATAAATGCTGATCCCGCCCTCGCTAGAGATGTATCCTATGGATCTTATTATATTGATCAAGTAATCAAGGAAGAGAAGCCTGATATTTGGATTGGAGCGCAAGATCCTTGGGCTTTCACTCAATACTATAATAAACACTGGTATAAGAATATCACTTCTCTTCTTTGGGTTACCCTTGATTCTCTTCCGATCTATGATGAAGCAATAAATCAAGCAAAAAAGTCTTCTCAATACTGGATCTGGAGTGAGTTTGCTACAAAAGAAATGCATAAAATTGGCATCAATAATGCCAGAACCATGCATGGTCCAGTAAATCATTCTAAATTTAGTTATTTGGGAGCCGAGAAAAAGAAGCAACTTAAGGCACGTTTTGGTCTTAGTGATTCTTTTATTGTCGGTTTCGTATTTAGAAATCAACTTCGCAAGTCTGTACCTAACCTGTTAGAAGGTTTTAGAGACTTTACTAAAAATCATCCCGATGTAAAAAACGCAAAGCTATTACTCCATACTCATTGGGGCGAAGGCTGGGATATTCATAAGCTTGCAGACGAATATCAAATAGATAAAAAAGATATCTATACGACTTATGTTTGCAATAAATGTAAAAATTACTTCATTACGCCTTTTCAAGGCCAAGAATTAAAGTGTCCATCTTGTAATTCTGATAAAAGCTGTTCTACAACAAATACTGGATTTGGTGTAACCGAAGAACAGTTGTGTGAGGTTTATAATTTGATGGATGTTTATTGTCATCCGTTTACTAGCGGCGGACAAGAGATTCCAATCCAAGAAGCAAAATATTGTGAGCTTGTAACTTTAGTAACTAACTATAGTTGCGGAGAAGATATGTGTCACCCTGATGCTGCTTCTATTGCTCTTGAATGGTCAGAGTATAGAGAGCATGGCACTCAGTTTAGAAAAGCTTCTACTTATCCTCAGTCTATAGCAAAACAGTTGTATCATGTCTACAAGATGCCAGAGTCTGAAAAGAGACAAATGGGTCAAAAGGCTAGAAAATGGGCTATAGAAAACTATTCTGTTCCTGTTATTGGAAAGATGTTCGAACAGTATATCGACTCTATTCCTTTCACATCTTATGACTTCTCCTTGAAGGAAGAAGAAAAAGACCCTAATGCCAGCGTCCCAAATATTACCGATAATGGAGAATGGCTAATCTTCATGTATCATAATATTCTGAAGATGAAGCAGGTCAATCAGAATGATGATGGATACAAGCATTGGATGAAAAAACTTTCTGAAGGAGAAAGCCGCCAGAATGTTGAAAACTATTTCCGCCAAGTAGCCGCACAAGAAAATCAAAAAAATAGGAAAATTGATTTTGAAGAAATTCTAGATCCTAATGACAAAGGAAAGAGAATTCTTTTTGTAATGCCAGAAAGCATTGGAGATATTTATCTCTGTACCGCTCTTCTTGAGTCAATAAAAGAAACCTATCCTGACCATAATCTATACTTCGCCACTAAGAAAGATTATTTCTCTATCATCGAAGGTAATCCTTATGTCCATAGAATTATAGAATATATTCCTCAAATGGATAGCTTGCTGTGGCTAGAAGGATATGGAGACCATCAGGGGTATTTTGAAATAGCTTTCTTGCCTCACATAGGTACTCAAAAAATGCTAAACTATCTTCATAACGGCAAAGACAAGATCGCATTCGATATTAAATAATATGCACCTTTTAGAGCAATATTCTCTAGCTTCTGGAGTTAAGATTAAGAAGCCTTATATCTACGAAAAATTTTTTCCTGTTACCGCTGACAAATATATCACTTTTCATCCAAGCTCTAAGCCTTCAAAGACTTATGATTATTGGCAGGAAGTAGTTAATCTTATTTTTCCTATTCTAAATGAAAAAGGAATAAAAATTATCCAGCTTGGACAAGACAAAGAAAAGGTTTACAGCAATGTTCTAAGTTTTGTTGGATTAACTAATATTAATCAAACAGCTTTCGTTCTAAAAGACTCACTTCTTCATTTTGGAGCAGATAGCTTCCCTACTCATATTGCTTCTGGTTATGGTAAAAAGATTGTAGCATTGTATTCCAATAACTACATCAATTGCGTGAAGCCTTTCTTCGGAGACCCTAAAGACCATATTTTGCTTGAGCCGAAGAGGACTAACAAGCCAACGTTTTCTTTTGAGGAGAATCCCAAAACAATCAATTCAATAAAGCCAGAGCATATTGCTAATAGTATTCTAAAATTACTAGGCATCCCTCATAACAACTCTATCCAAACTCTTTATTTCGGCACCGAATACAATAACATGAGATTAGAAATGGTGCCTAATCAAATTGTAAACCCAAAACAGTTTAATTCTAATAATATTGTTGTTAGAATGGACTTGGAGCATAACGAGAAATTCCTCAACGAACAGCTTCAAGTTTGTCAATGCTTTATAATCACAGACAAACCTATTGATCCAAATATTATTATTAATAATAAAAATAATATTGGAAGAATTTTTTACGAAATTAAAGAAAACAACAACATAGGATTTGCAGACTTTTTAGCATCTAGTAATATTTCTTATCAATTGTTTACTTATTTAGAAGGCAAGGAATTAGAAGAAATTAAACTTAAATACCTTGAACAAGAGCATATTACTCAAATGCCAATTAATCTAAAAAAGAAAACTGGCATCGAATATACTTCCAACGCTTTCTATAAATCAAACAAGAGATTAATTAGTAATGGCAAAGTTTACTTGAGTGAATCTTCTTTAAAAAATGGAATTGAAGCAAAGCAGCTTGCTGAACCCGTTATCGACTGTCCAGAGTTCTGGAAAGAGGTTGAGAATTTCTGGATTTTTAGAGTTGATAAGTCCGCAGTTTCGGCATAGTATATCTATGTGAATACTGTAAAGAAACTTGTTCGTTCCTCTGAAGGTCTCATTGAAGGTGTAGAATATCACTTTAATGATGACGGTTCTATTAACTGGCGAAAAATGATCAAGCCAGAATTCCTTGTTCCAAACAGG